GTGTATCACTATTATGAAAACTTATTTAGTCAAAAATTAACTAATCAGGTTAATGACAACGCTAACACCCGTCTGGAGAAAGACCAGAACGGCGCAGACATTCAAAATAAGAATGAGTTTGTGAATAATCTCGGATTGCGGGATACGGTGGATAGGGCAAATAATGCGATGTCCAAGGGGCAGAATGGCGCGGATATTTCTGATAAAAACGCCTTTGTGAACAATCTGGGTTTATCCGAATTGGTTTACCGAACCATCGGCAATGGGCCTAATCAAATTCCGGATATGAATTCGTTCTCTGCGGGGGATGGGCACCTATCTTTCCCCAGCGGGATAATCATTCAGTACGGCTATACACCATCTTCAACTGAACCTAAAATAATAAATTTTCCCAGACCATTCCCCGCGCAGTGTTTCGGCGTTACCAGCTCTGGAACCGATCCTGATGCCGCTAACATCAGCGGCTGTGGCGCTATTGATAGATTCGGATTTTATTTATCGGCGTGGCATGTTGGCACAGAAACCATCAATAGAACCGTAACTATCAATAGAACTGCAACACATATCAGTTGGATTGCCATAGGAATATAAAATGTATATTTACAGTGCGAAATTTAATGCGTTCCATCCGATGGACTGGAAACAACGCTATATCGATGCAGGAACATGGCCAGATGACGGGATTGAGGTGAGCGAGACCGTTTATCGTCAATTTCTGACACCGCCAGAGGGAAAAATGCGTATTGTTGGCCCTGACGGGTTACCTGCATGGGGCAACATCCCACCGCCAACCCCAGAACAACTAAAACAACAGGCCGAATCCCAAAAACGGCAATTGATGAATATTGCCAGAGAAAAAATAGACATCTGTCAGGACGCGGTTGATTTAGATATCGCCACCGCTGCCGAGAAATCCGCCTTAGCCGAATGGCGTAAATACCGGGTGCTGCTCAATCGGGTGGATTGCACTACCGCCCCCGATATCCAATGGCCGGAGCAGCCAAAGTGAACACAGGGGCTATGTGCCCCTAGCTTCATTCAATAAATAGCCAATAGGGGAGATTAGCGGGTAGTGGGGTGGATTGGGGGCAGATGTTGGGGTCGGTGTGGGATGTGAGGCAGGAAGGTAGTGAATCTGAATCTAAGTAGGTAGATTTAGAAGAAAACGAGTAGAAAGGTGAGTCGTTATTTGCCAAGTGAAAACATATTGTCTCACTTGGCATTATTTCTATAAGAGCATTTAATTAATTGGCTTTATTTCTTTAAGATAATCTGGTGCGTAACGCGATTCTACTTTAACATCAACATGAAAATCCCCTGTATTATCACCAAAATCACCAGCGTAGTCGTTAAATAAAAATACTAATTCGCCGTCTACAGGAATTGTCTTGTGGAGTACGCCATTACCAATTTCGTAGGTTTTGTCTCCAATTTTCGCAACTAGGCTATACTCGTCATTATTTCCATCTACAACTCCTTGAGGTGCAGTCCATGGATCTCCTGGACCTCCATATTGTACCCACCCTTTGGCAATAATTGATATCACATCCCCTGCTTTGAGAAAAAGTTCCGTGGATTGACCTTGCTCGGCTCGGGCAGGAACAGTTCCAGACCAATCGTACATAGTATTACCTCCAATCATTATATTTTGAAAGTGACAAAAGAATTAAGCCTGTGATTCTTCATTCTCGGTGGCTGGCATTTGCACTCGAACAGAGACAAATCGGCCGCTGGGGATATCAATCAAATCACCGTCAGAGTAGCCTTCTCGTGTATTTCTGGCGAATGCTGGTGCACCTGAGTGTTCCCGGTGATAGGTCATCAATTTGATGGTGCCATCGGGTAAGACTTCGTGATTAACCCAGATTAATGGTAGTCTGTTCTGGCATTGTGGGGTTTCGATACTACTCATTGCCCCATCAGCGTTGAATCCCAGAACGTTTTTGATGAGATATACACCCTCAGATAAACGCTGAACGATGGCGCCCTCTGATTCGTCGTCGGTGACAAATTTGCCGTCAGGATGGATGAGAATAGTGGGGGAGGCTGTTTTCAGGTAGCCTTTTTCTACGATGGTGTTTTTATCCGTCCATAGATAGCTAATTTTCGTGGCACCTCCACCATCATTACCGTGTATGATTGCTGCGCCGTAGTTATAGCTTGCAACGAATCCGGCCCAAGTGTCTGATAATCTAGTCACGTAACCACATGACCATGAGTAACCGGTTCCACCATTATTTACTTGAAGACGAAATGCGTGTCCACCATAGGCTCGTGACGTTATCCATGATGTAAATTCATTGATAGTGGCAGGATTAATCCAATTGCCATTAATGAAGCCAGCGCCATTATCAATAACCCATTGCTGAGTTGTCGCACCAATATTCTTCACAAACGCTGCTTTATCAGGAATATCGGCCCCGTTCTGCTTCTTCTTTAGATAGAGATCAGAGTTATTGTTAAGGGCATTTTGATTGGCGGTGTTTGCTAAATCATATGCTGCTTTGACTGATTTTGGTGTTGCAGCCATAGTCTCGCTATCACTACCCACATCATTGCTCAGGACAACAAATCCTTTATCTTGCAGGGTGGCATCTGGATGATTACGGCTTGCGGAGTGTTCTTCAACAGCTTCTTTGATTGAATCTTTGACATATTCCGGTGTTGTAACAATCACAAGGTTGTTATCGTTTAATACCGTTGTATCAGGCTTTTTATCTTGCATATTTATTCCCTCATTTAATCAACAATAAAATTGCTAAATAACATGAAGGCGGGTTACTTCTCCGCCAGTGAACATCCATAAAATAGGTTCATCAATACTGGAGAATGCGTTTTGACTAAGTTCGGTTTAATGATTAGGTGAGTGGCATATTTTGATGGCAGGATGACATAAAATAACAAACGGGGGATCAATAAAATCTATTCCTCTACTGATAAAACATGATGAGCTAAAAGGGGATAATTCTCCCCTTTAACCTAACTCCTTGATTTAATTAAATTCCCGCTCCATGCTGGAAATAAGCAAAATCAGCAAGTTATCTAAAGGTGGGATTTCCCACCTTTTAATTCAATCCTTCCGTTTCAAACGGAATGCCTACTTTGGTTTTATACTCACGGGTGAGGGTATTGGGATTTCCTCAATACCTTTTGTTTGTGCAGATACCCCATATGTTAAAGGGCAGATTTCTGCCCTATAGCGACAGTAGCTTCCTTTCCCACCGTTCCGCAATCTCGGGACTCCCCGTTTTTTTGGCAAAAAGTGTACGTCAGCTAAATATCATCAAAAAATCTGAATATTTAAAAGCACTGTTTATGTGTACAGAAATGCGTCAGTTTAGAGAGGGATTTTGACGGTGAATTTTTCGAATAAAATAATGATGTCCGTTCTTCAATATGAATTTTAGAGAGAGTGATCTGAGGGGTAAATCAGACCCAAAACAGGCAAAAGTGGCGTGTATTTTTGTTACACTTTTTTACAAATAGAAATACATTAGTCAGAAATAAAAACACCTCAGAGGGGGAGTCTGAGGTGTTTAGAAAAAGAGCCGCGTATCTTTTGCGTATCTTTTTAAGTCCTTTTACTGTCATGGCAGTGTCCCATCAACTTTGCTAACTGACTGTTTTTCAAGTTGTTGTCCTGACACTGACCCACCAAATTTGGTGGAGCTGGCGGGAGTTGAACCCGCGTCCGAAATTCCTACATTTTCCCAGAGTGGTATATAAAACAATTAATTGCGTTATTTTTCAATGTATTGCTGTACAATGGAAGACAATGTAGAACACTGGCTTTTGAGCTGAATGGACACAATGTGGATCTCATTGGCTCTCTAAAGTTAATTGTGAAAGCGGATTTTTTGTTATAGCGTCTTCTAAATGGTCTGGGGCAAAGTGCGCATAAATCATTGTCATCTTAATATCAGTATGTCCTAGTATTCGTTGCAATACTAAAATGTTTCCACTGTTCATCATAAAATGGCTGGCGAATGTATGTCGTAGAACGTGGGTGCATTGGCCTTCTGGTAATTCAATTCCTGCGCGTTTTATTGCTCGTTCAAAGGATTTACGGCAAGGAGTAAATAACTGACCTCTTTTTTTAGGAATCAAATTATACAGTGCTTCTGAAATAGGTACGGTTCTGTTACGTTTCCCTTTAGTTTTGGTAAATGTAATTCTATGAGGAGTAACTTGATGGCCTTCTAATTCTTCGGCTTCGCTCCATCGTGCGCCTGTGGCTAAACATATTTTAGTGATTAAAAGTAGGTCTTTGCTCTGAGACTCCTTACAGGCATTTAGTAAATTAATAATTTCATCAGGATATAAAAAAGCTAATTCGTTTTCTTGAATCTTGAAAGTGGGTAAGCCTGATAATGGGTTAGAGTAATTAATATGCCCTAGTTTTTTGAGTGTCCCGAAAACAGACGATAAGTTACGTTGCTCAAGGTTTACTGTGATGGGTTTTACTGCCATGATTCTACCTTTAGCATCAGGCAATAATCCCGCCAATCTTTGTTCTCTATACTTACTAAAGTCAGCGGCTGTAAGCTGATTTGCAATAGGATCACCTAATCCACAACAGATAGCTGTCAGTTTAGATAACATTCTGGCGGGGTCTGCTAAGGTTCGGCCATAGAGTGAATGCCAGAGTGAAACTAACTCAGACAGTTTTCTATTATCTTCTTTCTCTCCAAGCCAAGGCTTATCTTCCATTTCATCCAATATATAGCGTTCGTATGCAATAGCTTCGCCTTTAGTAGCGAACCTTTTACGAATACGTTTACCCTTAACACCATTGGGGCGTAAGTCACAGAGCCATTCACCTGAGTCAACTTTTCTAATAGTCATTTATAGAACCGTATAAATGGAAACAACTTTTCCTAATACGTTGATTTCACTGATATCACAATCAATCGGATATTTACCTCCATCCATACGAATTTTATTACCGGGAAGTAATATTAAATCCTTAAATGAATGCTTGTCTGAAAACTCAACTAACCATTTGCCATCATCAGCATTTTTATTGCTTTTATCGACAAAATAGATGTTCTTATCATCCCTGATAGCATCAAGTTCATTATAGTTCTTAGGAAGGATAACTTTGTCAAAAATGAGGGAGCTAGAAATGATTAGTTTTTCATCAACTAATTTGAATGTTTTTAGCTTAACTGTATCAGCCTGAATTGTGCTGTGAACACTTCCTGTACCAAAAGAGAGCCATTCAATAGAAGCGCCTGTTTCTAAAGCACAACGTAATACAAGGTCTGCTGGGAAATTATCTCGTATGATTCTATTCCCAAGTGTCCCCTTACTAATACCTAAATGGTTAGATAGTTGAATCTTTGTTTTGAAGCCATACGCCTCACAAATCCTATCAATGGCAGCTCTTGCCCCTGTTTCCAAATTCATTTTTATCACCAAAAGAAAACTTTTTTATTGACGTTCACGTTTAGTAAATCTATTATGATTTTAAACTTACTATAATCGAACAATGCGGGACAATGTCGAACAATATAGGGCAGTGTCAAACATGGTTCACGAAAGGGGAATTTTGCACTATGCAAATAACTAATTCAATAACAGCCCAATCTCGCTGGGTTACATACAAACAGTTTAGTGAATTATCAGGGGTTTGCCAGAGAACAGCTAAGTATTACGTTTCTGTAGGCAAACTGAAAATCAAACCAAAGAAAAAACCTAACGAGCGGGTTTTTATCGATTGGTGGGCTTGGAATAATTGTTAAGACGTTCTTCAATTGTTTACGTTTGGGTTTTGTGTTCACATTATGTGAGTTTAAAGGTAAGTGACAATGTTTGATTACCGGATTTCCAAACAATCTCTTTTTGATAATGCGTGTCGGGCGTTCTCCAATGCTCACAAAGGTGATTTAGTTCGGATCGCAGCATCCATCGGAATGACTCCGCAAATGCTGCGCAATAAGCTGAACCCTGAGCAGCCTCACATGCTGACTTGTGTTGACTTAATGAAGTTAACTGATGCAACAGAAGACGCTTCCATTTTGGACGGTCTGCTGGAGCAATTACAGTGTCAGCCATCAGTGCCGGTTAATGAAGTTTGTGATGCCAACATGCCAAGTTACCTGTTAGGAGCAACGGCAGAAGTGGGCAAGCTGGCAAGTGAGGCTGTTTCGGGTGGGCACTTAAACCAGACTCGTGTCGCAGAGTTTAAGAAGACGGTGAATAACGCAGTCAGGTTATTAACGTTGGCGGGTGTCACTCTTTCATCAAGACTGCACTCAAACCCTGCATATACATCTGCAATAGACGCTTTTACGGGTTTAAGTGCATCAGTCGTCTGAGGTGAATATGATTTTATCTAGGGATACCACCGCCAATGATAGCGCTGATTTTCTCCAGTTTAGTCAATGGGGTGTCAGATTCAAGATCACGACCATGCAGAGCAATACTGGCTCTTTTACGGGCGGGATTGTAAAGCGAAGACAAAACCTGAGTATCGCTTTTTTCGATGGATTGCATTTGCTTGATAATTTCACTCTCAGACAAATTGGGGATTTCATCAAGCAAAATACGGTATCGGCTAACTTGTGCTTTCGCGTTACCCGCTTTTTCGCCGAATTTGAAGCCAAATTGCAATGCAGAAATGAACGCAATAATCAGACCAAACAACCATCCGAGTTGAGTATTAGCAAAAACAGATGCACCAAGAAACAATTGGATAAAAGAACAAAATTGATTACATCGGTGATTAAAAATACCCGTCATTTCTTCGAGGTAGAAAGAGTAGTTTACTTCAAAAGGGGTGTTTTTTGGGGATGGTTGATTGGTCATGATAAATCCTTATTTTTTATCCTGTTCCTCAGTCGGCTGTTTTTGCTGCTGCGGTTCCGAAGGTGCAGGACGATGAGTACGATGATATTTCTTATTGTCGTCTGACATAAGTTTCCGTTTCCTTGTGGTGCGTTTGTTTGTCGAAATTCAATCTTACCACAGCACCATGCGCCGGACATGGAAAAAAAATCCGGCAATCATTGACTTATGAGGTCAGTATGAACGCATTAAAGCAACAGCAATACCAATATAAATTGACTGGCGATTCATTCAAAGCCAATAAAGGAGATGGATTTATCTTCCCGATCGTTTTGTGTGCTTTCGCTTATTTTATTTTGTTTCTTATTCGGTGAGGTTGAAATGAACACGGAATACCAATTTGAATCAACTGAACAGCGGGCTTTCCCAATGCCCTTTGAAATGCGCACTAATGGTTTAAATAAACTCGCTCAACTCAGGGCGGAGCATTTTAAATCTGGCAATGAGCAGTTGGCTACCTTTATTGATGAAATGCGTGATAAACGCAATGAACACTATGCTGATAACATCCGAATGTTGGGCGCTATGTTCTATCTTGCCAATATACCTAAAGAGCGGCATAAATTGGAATTAAATCAATTTACCAGTAAGGAAAAAATTAATTTAATTAAGGCAGTGAATTTAATTAAGGCAGCGAGTGCAGTATTGCCAGAAGGTTTATCGCTACCCAATTAAATGATAAATACCGATTTAATTTTAATGGCGTCAACACGTCAGGGAATTCTTTTATCTAAAAATAGGAAATAAAAAATGAATATACCCGAACCTGTATTTACTCCTGTGGAAATAAACACCAATGACAACGCTGTCATTATTGAAAGTTGTATCAAACAAAATCGTGAAGATGAGAAACGTGTCAGGGCAGAACGCCACGCATCGCGTCTGCGCCACTTCGCCATGATAGCGATTCAACAACGTTTAGATTGCTATGCTATTGCCAGCCTGCTGGAAAGCGAAGCTAGCGAAATGGAACGTCAAGCGCAGGAGTGGAACTATGTTTGATGTTATCGACCGCGCCAGCCAGCAGGCTGAAGAAACACTGGAGCGCCAGATTGCCGCTCACGTTAACCGCTCGGTCGGTGTTTCCGTATTTGAATGCGAAGATTGCGGCGAGGCTATTCCTGAAATACGCCGTACTCAGGTTCTTGGCTGCACCCGCTGTGTGGATTGTCAGGCTGATTTTGAATTAATTAAAAAACATTACCGGAGTATATGAGATGGATAATATTCACTTTATTAATCTTGATGAAACTGATTTTTCCACCATTAAAAATAATAAAAACCGTTGTATTGGTGTTTTAAATAGTTTTTGTAAAGACGTTAATGTCGAAATACTCGATAGATTAAACCAATGCTTTATTGTCAGATGTGTGGGTGTTGAAAATATTTTTGATAATCAAAATTTACCGACCAACTGTAAAAAAGGTGACTATGTAGTGCTTTCTCAGGAGGGGGGGTATGATTGGCTTGATGATATCGAGCATCGAATCACTGTATTAATTGATGAAGTTTATTATCTTCGGAATGGGCTGGATAATCCCGGTGAAACCAATATCTCATTTTATGAATATTCATTATTAACGCCTGAGCATTTTTTTTATGAAGGTGCTAATGAAAATACCCATCAGGCATGTAGTCCAGTGTCTGCTGGGGTTTGTGGGTGAAACCCGTACCTATAACCAGCGGCGTACAACCCCAACCGCGCCGCCAATTCAGTAAATTCCAGCCAGAGATGCTACAAATAGCAACTCTGGCTGAACGCGTTATGTGGGAAGTGAACCCCGCCGATTACACATGGTGTCACCAATACTTTGGACACCTGCCGGATTCGTTGGCGGTTTACTTCGTCAATCGTTATGCCAACATCTTCAAACAGTCAGGTCGCGACGGTCGTCGCCGTGCTAATAAGTTTTTGCGCCAGTTCAGCAAGAATGTATTACCACGGTTCAATCTGATCCGTGAACAATACCAGTTTCAAAGTTCTATCGTGGGTGCTGAACCTTTCCCTTTCATCGAACAGCTAGACCGCCTTTCAACATTAGGGCGTAAAGAAATTCGAACACTGGCGCACGGTGTCGCGCGGTATATGACCGACAGTTATGAATATTTCGTTAATCATTCAGCGACCCCAGACAATGAGCAGGAAGCCCGCCAAAGGTTAATTTATATCTATACCCGGTTGGCAAAATTGACTCAGCAGATTGGGACAGCCGCACCCTATTCACAACAGTTTACAAAAGGCCGGGTTTCACCTACCGAAGACCAGCTATGCGCCAGTTTGCTGCGCGTGATGTCGGATCAATGGTGGTATGCCCGCTTAAAGCGTCTGCGTGATATTCGCGCTGAACATATGGCAATGGCAGTCGGTCAGGTACAAAAGGCCGCTTCATCCTATGTTTCACGCCAGACCTTACACGAATGGACAGAGCAGAAGCGCCGGAACTGGGAATACCTGCAAGAGTTTGAATTAGAAAATGAAGAAGGTGAGCGGGTTTCACTAAGCGATAAGGTCTTGGGCAGCATTGCAAATCCGGCCGTCCGCCGTTGTGAATTGATGATCCGTATGCGTGGATTTGAGGACTTAGCCAATGAAATGGGCTGTGTCGGTGATTTCTATACCATTACTGCCCCTTCTAAATATCACTCGGCACACAGTGGAGGTGGTTTTGTTAAGAACTGGAACGGGGCGAGTCCACGGGATACCCAAAAGTATTTATGTGGTGTCTGGGCAAAAATCCGTGCGGCTTATTCCCGTGCGGGGATCAGTGTTTTCGGTTTCCGTGTCGTTGAGCCACATCATGACGGCACACCGCACTGGCATCTGTTGTTATTTATGCAGCCTGAGCATGTCGAAGACATGCGGGAAATTGTGCGTAAGTATGCGACTCAGGAAGATGCCCACGAATTGAATAGTGAAGCGGCTCGGAACGCTCGTTTTCTGGTAAAGCCGATAGATCCAGAGAAAGGTAGCGCAACAGGCTACATTGCCAAATATATCTCAAAGAACATTGATGGCTACGCGCTGGATGGTGAAGTGGACAACGAAACAGGGGGAAATCTCAAGGATATGTCTCGTTCTGTTTCTGCTTGGGCGAGCCGCTGGCGCATTCGTCAGTTCCAGCAGATTGGTGGTGCTCCGGTTTCTGTCTGGCGTGAACTGCGCCGTTTAAGGGGTGACAAACAGATTTTGCCTGATGAGGATATGGATAACGTCCGCTTTGCGGCGGATGTGGGCAACTGGTCAGCATATACCGAGTTTCAGGGCGGGGCATTGGTTTCACGGAAAAATTTAACCGTGCGCCTGTCTTATGAAGTCACCGAACAGGGCAGCATCTACGGTGAGGATGTACAACGCATTTCAGGTATTTACTCGCCCCGTTTGGGTGAGTCCTCATCTTTTATTACCCGTACTGTGAAATGGAAGATTGTACCTAAATCCAGCGCTACACCTGCGGGTGATGGTTTTGGGGTTTCTTCTAATTCTGGCGGCTCTGCCGCCTCTTGGAGTTCTGTCAATAACTGTACGGAGGCACGAAGTACGGTCAGCAATGGCAGTGATCTTTGTTTAGATGAGTTTCATCAGAATTGGCCTCAGATGAGCGAGAAAGAAAAGATCCAGAGGGTTTATGAATCAGCCAAATTGCATGATGTAGAGATGAGTGATGGTCTGGCGCGGGGATTACTGAGGGGCAATAGCATGACGGTAGAGGGTCAATATTATCGGTTATCGATGTTTGGTCATTTATGCCCCGCCAAACCGCCGCATACCGAAAGGGTAAAAATAATACTGAAAAGGTTAAATGAAACGGGGCGTGTCAAGATTGATGTTAATGCAATTATACATGACCCTAAAGGGTATTATCTGGGTACTTTAAAGCAAGTCACATAACTTACTATTTCTTAATGAAACTACTTCACTTGCTAATTATATTTATATACATTGTATAAAAACACAGCGGTATATAATTAAGAGGATGATATGGTAGATTTTTTTTCTGAATCAATTTCACTGGAACGGATTGATTTGTTGTTGCGCTTGGCTACCAAAGGGGATTGTAGTAATGATGAACGTTATCAGGCGCTTATTTGGTGTTCCGAATTGGTCACTCAATTAGTTAAGCAATTTGATGAAAAAAGCCACTAAAGAGTGGCTCAGAGTTAGAACTATGCAGCACTAGTCTGCAATAAATCTAACGCCATTTGGCGCTGTTGCGGATTGAGGTTATTAATCACAGTCTGCAACAGAATATCACCCGTTTTGGCACTGGGGCTGATGGTGTGGGAAAACGTCAGATTCATGACGAAAGTATGGCCGCATTCCACATCAAAACACGAACAGTACACATCGGCAATTTCACGATGCATCCGGTTGGTTTTGCGAATGATAGCTTTAGCGCCACACTCAGGACAGATTATTTTTAATACGCGCATGTTCCTCATTCCCAATGTATCGATTTTCCTCGATTTTACCATTTTTTTGCTCATTCTGCACCCGAACTTGCGTTATCTTGTTGAAAACGGAGGTGTAATATTTCGGGGAGTTCACGGCTGTTGATGGCACTCATGAACATATTTTGAACGGGGATCACTTCATCCTTGCGGTAGGCATCACGGGCTTTTTCCGGATCACCCAGACCACCGACATTGGTCGGAATAATACCCGCCAGTCCTGCCGGGAATCGGTGCGCGGTCAGCACGTCTTGCGAACTGATACTTTTCACATTGGCAAATTCATCATTGGCAGAGATATCCCCGACCGGAATAAATTTAATGCCGTCAGGGTCGCCATTGGGAATGCTCACAAACAGGGTTTCAAAGTTGCCAATCCCCTTACTTTGTGCCAGCTTGCGTTCTATCTCTTCTTCGGCTTCATCTGAGATATTCGGGTCATTAATGTAAATCATGCCGCCCGTATGCCCGCCATTGTGATAATAGCGGCGGCGGAAGACAGTGGCTTCCGAGTTGAGCAAGGCGGCATGAATACCGCCGATATAATCCGGCAGGCCGTAAACCTGCTGCTGGGGATCATACTGCTTGATGAAAATGACCTCTTCCGGTGAATAGACCAACGGCTCACCCTCCTGCAATACCACAAAATCCCCGTCTTTGCGGCGGCGCAGGTAGAGCGAGGGTAACACGTCCAGTCTGACCAGATCGCCCCAGAAATTACGGACTTTCAGGATGGCCACATCACCGAAAATCAGGAAATTGATCATGGCCGCCTTAAATTGCTCATGTGTCAGCCCGCCGCCGAGGTAATCCGAGGAAATCATATTGTGGCGGGAATAGATAATGCCGCCGTGCGTTCCGTTCATGTTGGTCAGTTGTGCCAGTGCTAAACGGTCAATCGGCAGGGTGTAATGATCATAGTCGTTGTCATACCAGATTTTTTGGTAATCCGTCATGGTCGTGAGTATCGGCTCCGGTTTACCCAGCGTGATAAGGCTCATTTTCCGTTGACGGTGATTTGTCTGTGGGGCTTTGGCGGTCTTCCTTAACGTTTTCTTACTCATCATGCTGCCTTTGCAAATTTATATTTAGAGGTGCGTTTCTTCTCGTAATTTAACGGCTCATTCATCAGGGCATGGGAGACTGCCCAGAACACGTCGGCGTGTCCGGTTTCCTGCGAACGGTCAGCGACAAAGGTCATTGCGCCGCCTTTGGCCGTGGTGGTGTGCCGGATAGACAGAAACGAGGCCAGAATTTCTTTTTGTTCCTGATCCCATTCCAGCCGTTCTTCACTGACCACATCGATCATCTTCATGACCAACTGGTTTTTGCTCTGCTGGCTGTAGTGAATGGCTTGCGTTTGCCGCGGGGCGAAATCCTGCACCATCTCATAGACCCCGTGACCAATCCCCGTGGTATCAATGCCGATATGGGTAAAGCGATAACGTTTGAACAGTTCTTCAATCAGCTTTGCCTGATGCTTCCAGTTCATGCCCTGCCAGTAGAACGTCGCCAGTACCCGAAAGGCTTCGTTTGCCATCATCGGTGGGGCGACAATCACAAAAGTGGACGTATCGCCGGAGCGAGCCGGGTCAAAACCGCCCCACACTTCACGTTCTCCAAAGGGGCGCGGGACGTTGGGGTCGTGGTCTTCCCACAGGTTGATATCCACACCGCATTTTTCCAGTTGGTGATATTTAAAGACCGATGCGCCACTGTCCACAAACTGGCACATATACAGCATGTTAAAGGTGTCTGCATTGTACTTGTTACGCAGGCGATCGAGGCTGGCAAGGTTAAAACCGCCCTTGATGGCATCTTCCAGCGTAATGACATAACGCCACTGACCATCAGGGCAATCGCGCCCGCCATCACGCATCTCATTGAAAGTAGGAAATACCACATTCTTACGTTTAGCATCGCTACCGCGCCACTCGTCACCCATCCAGAACGGGTAAGCCGGATGAGTTTTGGCACTGGGCGTAGAAAAATAGGTGGTACGCCAATGGTCATGGGTCGCCATTGCGGAGGCAACTTCATTCAGGCGCTTAAAATCAGGCACCCAAAAATATTCATCACAATACAAATGCCCGGAATAAGATTGCGCTGTATTCTTATTGGTGGACAGGAAGCGCAGTTCTGCTCCGTTACTCAGGCGAATGGGGTTCCCTGTCAGGGTGACACCGAAGAATTGTTCGGCGATATTGACAATGTAGGAGCGGAACACTTCCGCCTGTGGTTTGGACGCGGACAGAAATATTTGGGGATCACCAGTGAGCACTGCATTTTCAAACGCTTCAAATGCAAAGTACCATGTCGCCCCAATTTGGCGGCTTTTGAGAATATTTCGGATTTGCTTGGCAAGATTATTGCGCAAATGTTTCTGATAGCCGAAGAGCATTTCATCAGCAAACTGCTGGAAATCTTCTTCCGTCAGCGCTGAAATATCATTTTTACGCTGGCGTTTCTTTTTCGTCGGTTCCCCGTCACCGGAAGGTGCATAATCACTATCGTTGTCTGATTGCGCCCGCGCCTTGATTTCAGCCAGCTTTTCTTGGTGCTTATTTTCCTGCGCCATCAATTTCACATGATGGACAATCAGGCGGTCGAGTTCGTCCAGCTCCAGCGCGGTTTTATTATTACGTTCACTCAGTAACGCCGCGCGGCGGTTAATCGCTTCAATCACACTTTCATGACTGAGCATATCCGCCCAGTGCCATTTTTCCGCCCAGTAATACACAATCCGCCGATTGGGCAGATTCAGTTCGTGGGCAATTTCAGCCGGGGTATAGCGGCGCAAATACAGCGACTTTGCCACCTTGATTAATTCATCCGAGTATTTAGCCATCGTCTTAAGCATCCTTTCTTGAGTCTCTTCATTATGCAGGGCTAAATTTCTCCTTACGTCCGGCCAACTTCGGTTGAATTCGGTTATGCGTCATATCCGAATTCAACCGCATTGAACCCCTCGCCACCGCCGATTGAATCCGCAATACTGTGTTGGAAGCAAACGAAAGGAATGCGATATGTCTCAGTTAATGACGAACTGGATATGTATTGCCACGGAGGGCGACACGGTTGATGGTCGCGTCATGGAACCACAATGGATTATTGACGCCGCTGAGCTTTATGACCCTCAGCTGTATACCGCTCGGATCTGGCCTGAACATATACGCGCTTTCGGGGCAATGGGCGAAGTACTCGCCGTTAAAGCCGAACGCGGGGAAGATGGGGATTTACGTTTATATGGGCAACTGCGACCCAATTACCGTTTGATAGAAGCCAACCGGGACGGGCAACTGCTGTTTACCTCGGTAGAATTTACGCTAAATGGCAACTTTCGCGGCACAGGCAAAACATATCTGGAAGGGCTGGGAGTCACTGACGAGCCAGCGAGTGTAGGCACAACACGCCTGCAATTTAGTAAAAAGAAACAATCTCATCGATTCGGTGCGTATAAACCGCTGGTGATTGATGAAGTCAGGGAATTTAAACAAAAGGGAACAAAGATGGCTAAGGGTACTAAAGGTACTAAAAAAACATGGCGCAGCATATTCAATATTGAAGAACAGGAAGACACTTCAACCGAGCAACCCACAGGTGACGATCCGTTGCAGGCAATAGCGGAAGCGTTAGCCAAGATGGAAGACCGACTGGCAGCAGTGGAAGCGGCACAGGCATCCACTGAGCAGGAAGTGGAAGAAGTACAGGGCGATATCGAAACCGTCAAAGAGGTGGTTGATACCGAAGAGTTTGCCCGCTTGCGTGACAGTCTGCCGGATATTCTGAAAAAGTTTGGCAAACTGGATGGGATTGCGACCCACTTGCCGTCTAAAAATCCAAAAGGCAACAAGAACAAGAGTTTTAATTATCTGTGATCCCCTAATGGGAAAAGGCAAAGGGAAGAGCTATGCAATTAAATCAACGGGCACACGCATTTTTGCAGAATTACTCTGTGGGATTGGCAAAAGCCTATGGGGTTACGGATACCTCACGTTACTTCGCGCTGAGTGACCCGAAAGAAACCGCCTTGCGCGCCGCCCTGCTGGAATCCGTCGAATTCCTCAACATGATCACTTGTGCGGATGTGGATCATCTGTCCGGTCAGGTGGTGTCTGTGGGCAATCCGGGACTCTTTACGGGACGCAAGAAAGATGGCCGCTTTATGCGTGCGACGGGCATTGATGGCAATGAATATAAATTGGTGGAAACCGATTCCGGCGCAGCGCTGAAATGGGACTTGCTGTCCATCTGGGCGAACTCCGGCAGTGAAGAAGAATTCTTCCTGCGTATGCAGGCCTTTACCAATGAGTCATTTGCACTGGATATGCTGCGCGTGGGCTTTAACGGCCAGCGTATCGCCGAGACAACCAACCCGGACGAGAACCCGAATGGGGAAGATGTCAACAAAGGCTGGCATCAGATTGCCAAGGAATGGAACGGCGGCAAACAGGTGATTACCACGCCTGTCACACTGGATCAACATGGTGACCATAAGTCATTGGATTCGATGGCTTCCGACCTGATTAACACCTGTATTCCGCCGCAATTTATTCATGATCCGCGTTTAGTGGTGCTGGTCGGCGCGGATTTGGTGGCAGCGGAGCAGTACCGGCTTTACCAGTCAGCCGACAGGCCAACGGAAAAAATTGCCGCGCAGATGTTGGGCAGCTCTATTGCTGGCCGTCCGGCGATGGTGCCGCCGTTTATGCCGGGCAAACGTATGGTCGTCACCATGTTGCCTAACCTGCAAATTCTGACGCAGCGCAATACCCGTCAGCGCAAGGCGGAATTTGAGGACGACCGCAAGCAGTTCGAAAACAAGTACCTGCGTAATGAGGGCTATGCGCTTGAAACGCCGGAGTTGTACGCGGCCTATGATGAGAGCGCCGTGACGATTGGCAAAGTGGCCGAACCTGCTGAAAAAACGGGTACAGACTAATGCTGTCACCTGCTCAACGACACCGGGCAGCGGTTGAACTTCGCCAGAAACTGGCACGGCAACAAGCCGTCGCCATTGCCGATGGCGCGAGTATGCACCTGCAAGCCCGTGCCCTTGAGCAGGACGTGAAGCGGTTGCGTCAGTTGGCGTTGACCGCAGAACGGGTCGAGATGAAAAAGCGGGAATTGCTGCCCAATTATCAGCCTACAGCAGAGCGCTATTTAGCTGAGGGCGAGGTGTACCGCAACCCGATTTTTGCCCATTGCATCATCTGGTTATTTGATATCGGGGATTTTGATAAGGGACTGGACTGGGCGGATATCGCCATTGAGCAAGGACAGCTCACCCCGGACTATTTTAAAAGTGGCTTTCCGGCGTTTGTGGCCGACACAGTTTTACTCTGGTCACAGGCGGAAGCCGAAGCGGGAAACCCTGTGGAACCCTATTTTTCAAGGACATTCCAGAATGTCACTGAAAAATGGAAGGTACACGAGAAAATCAAGGCCAAGTACTACAAATTTGCTGCCCTGACCCTGCTGAAAGGGGATAACCCCGACATTAAGGTCAGTTCGGTTGACAGTCTGGAAGTGCTGGAGCAGGCCGATAGTTGGCTGGCGAAAGCCCACAAGTGTAACCCGAAATCCGGGGTGAAAACTTATCGGCAACGGATTGCCGCCCGCCTGCGGGCACTGGCAACCGAACCATAACGACTACCGCAAGCCGGAGCGGGCGCGGTGGAGGCATAACAGCAATGTTAATGGCCGTGGAAACCGGACAGCCCGCTTTTTATTCAGGGAGAGAGGCACGATGTTTAATGGCAACACCGTCGATTATCGGGATGCACCGCTGACCAATGACGGCTTTTGGCCGGACTTGAACCTGAAAGAGTTTCAGGTCAATCGCAAGCTGCCCGCCGATTTGGACAATGACATGCTCGCCAATGCGTTGCTGGCAACGGTGGCTGAGATCAATCTGGACTTGCAGCGCCTGAAATCGCGCTTGCAGGCCAAAGGCTACCCATGTGCGGCTGATGTGCCGGGCATTTCCATCAATGGCAATAACGCACTGGTCAGCCAGTATAAAAAAGCGGTGTATGCCAGGGCAAAAGCCGATTTACTGGGGGAATATACTTCACTGGTTAGTCGTGCCCCCAATCCGGGACAGGAAAGTCCGGAAGTGCGCAACCGACTGCTGGCCGAAGCCTCCTTTGTGCTGCGCAACATGAAAGGGCACGGACGCACAACGGTACGCCTGATATGAGCAAGTTACAGAAGCTAACCGCATTTTTACGGGAAAACCTGCCGGAACGCCTGTGCGAGACGGAATTTACCAGTGAAATGGATGAAATTCGTTTTATTCCGGCGCAGCGTGATATGGGGTTGGGGCAATACCAGATGTTTGTCCAGCAATATGAGGTGGTGATTGCGTGGGGGCGTTTTCCTTATAGGGACTGTGATCCGCGCAATATCCCCCTGCTGATAGATATCTGGCTGACTGAGCAAGGTGAAAGTTTGGGTGATGCCAATGTCGAGCAGGAACGGCCATCATTAACCGTTGAAGTGGATGGCACCACGGCGGTTGTGGTGGTGTCGCTGTCACTGGCAGAGCCTGTCGTGATACGGGAAGATCCGAAAGGCATGATCCCGTTTGATGGCAAGCGCTGGTCACTGGCCGAACCCGAAGTGTGGTTCGCTGAACAAGGCGCGGTGCACAGTGTTGACGAGACAGGCGCCCAGATTGGGCAAATCCGGTCATGATCAACGGCCAGTTGAACCGCAACCAGCTTAAGGCACTGCAAGATGAATTGAGCCGCCTTGAGTTACCGCCGAAAAAGCGGCAGCGTCTGTTATGGCGCATTGCAAAATATGGGGTGATTCAGGCGGCAAAACGTCATGTACGTAATCAGCAATCGCCCGATGGCAGTCGCTGGCCTGTCCGAAAAAGCCCGTGGCGTAAGAAAATGCTCAGGAACATGCCGAAGCTCTTGCATATTCGGGAAATGCCGGAAAATAACGCCGTGCGCATTTACCTGCAAGGCGGGCATTACCGGAATGGGAGTCAGCCAGTGCCAGCGGGTGTCGTCGGGTATGCACAGCAGCACGGGATGCGTTTTCAGGTCAGTCGGCGGCAGGTGCAAAAGAACGTTGACCGTGAACGTATGGCAACGATCAAACAGGCAAAAAAACTGCGTGAGTTAGGCTATCAGGTCAGGAAGGGGAAGCGCTGGCGAAAGCCGCCAATAAAGGAAATTACCGCCAATATGAAGTTTATTCAGGCCGGATCATTGATCCGAGAACTGAGCGGCGAAGTGGCGAAAAGCGCATGGACGGTGGATGTTCCATCCCGTGAGTTTTTAGGCATGAATGATGAGGAATTCAGTCAGGCGTTGGCTCGCCAGTTACAAAGCATTGGATACGGCGCGCCTTAACGCATCAATAAAGGACATAAATAATGTGGCCACATGTTCAGGTTAATCAGGTTAACCAACTGCAAGGCGAAACCAAGGAGATTGAACGGGTATTGCTGTTCGTGGGGGCAGGAAAAAACCACGTGGGCAAAACTCTTGCCGTGAATACCCAGACGGATTTTGATGCCGTGTTGGGAACGGCGCAAACCGCCCTCAAACGTCAGGTACTGGCGGCGATGGCCAACGCAGGCCAAAACTGGTCTGGGTATGTCCATGTGTTGCCGGAATCGGTGGATGAACTGGCGTTCGTGGAGGCCGTCATTGCGGCGCAAACTATCGCGAGCGTTGAAGGCTATGTACTGACTGTCGGTGCTACCAAAGCCATTATCAAGGCGGCGCAGACGCTGCGGGCAAATACGATTGCCCAGTTTGGCCGCTGGCAGTGGGCGATTTTGGCGGTTGATGGCACACAATCTAAGGAGCCGTGGGCGGATTACGTCACCCGCTTGGCGGAGTTACAAAAGGGTGAAGCCGTGCCTTCGGTGCAACTGGTGCCGTGTCTGTGGGGCAATGAAGCAGGCGTACTGGCCGGGCGTTTGTGCAATCGTGCCGTGACGGTGGCAGACAGCCCCGCCCGTGTCCAGACCGGGGCATTGATGGATTTGGGCGCAACGGATTTCCCGAAGGATGGTGCAGGGCAAACGCTTGATTTAGCGACCTTGCAGGCACTGGAAAAACTGCGTTTCAGTGTACCGATGTGGTATCCCGATTATGACGGCCTGTACTGGTCAGACGGCCGCACCTTGGACGTGGAAGGCGGCGACTACCAGAGCATCGAGAATTTGCGGATTGTCGATAAAGTCGCCCGGCGTGTGCGTTTGCAGGCCATCGCCAAAATTGCCGATCGCAGCCTGAACAGTACACCGGGCAGTATTGCCACGCATCAGGCGTATTTCGCCCGCACCTTGCGTGAGATGTCGCGCAGTACCGAGATTAACGGCGTGACCTTTCCGGGCGAAGTGAAATCGCCGAAAGACGGCGATGTCGCTATTACATGGCGCAATAAAAACACGGTGGAAATTTATATCACTGTCCGTACTTACGAATGTCCGAAAGGGATCTCGGTCAGTTTGTTGCTGGATAGCAGTCTGGAGAAAACCGCATGAGTAAAAGGATTTCAGGCCAGTCGGTCGATTTCAATATGGACGGGGATCTTGTCCATGCTGAAAAGGTCAATCTGTCCATTACGGATAATACCGCCGCCGCCCAGACGCAGGGCGTACCGGATGGGTATATCTCCGGTGATGTGGCGGCAGAAGGGGAGATTGAACTCAGTACCAAGTATCTGGATATCGTGACGGCCAAAGCCCGTTCAGCAGGTTCGTGGCGGGGGATTTCGCCCGTCGATTTGATGTGGTATGCCAAGGCAGGCAACGAAGAAATGAAGGTCGAAGCCTACGGCTGCAAGCTGATCGTCAGCGATATTCTGGATGTTGATCCGAAAGGCGGTAGCGTCATGACCCATAAAGTGAAATTTGTGGTGACCAGCCCCGACTTTGTACGCATCAATGGTATTCCCTATCTGGAAGCAGAACTGACACAAAGCCTGATTGGGTAAGGAAGGGCGTTCATGGAAGAACATGAAAAAACCTTTGTCACGCTGGTGCTATTGGGGGCACTGATTGCGTTAGGCAAAATGCTGACAGGCCATGAACCGATCACCTTACGGCTGTTTGTTGGCCGTATCATTCTGGGATCGGCAGTGTCGGTCATGGCGGGGGCGTTGCTGATTTGGTGGCCGGGTATCAGCCCGGTGGCCGTGACCGGGATTGGCAGCGCAATGGGGATTGCCGGATATCAGTTAATTGAGGTCTGGTTACGTAAGCGCGGAAGCGCCTTATTAACAGGGAAGTTAAAGAAATGACACTGAGTGAAAAACAACAATTATTTTCTGTCCTGATTGCCCAACTGATTTTATGGGCAGATGAGCATGGATATCGGGTCACGTTCGGGGAAGCCTACCGCACACCGGAGCAGGCCGTACTGAACGCGAAAAAAGGAATCGGTATCCGCAATAGCCTGCATAGCCAACGTTTGGCGGTAGACCTCAATTTATTTATTCAGGGCACGTATCAGACAAGCAGTGAAGCGTACTTGCCGTTGGGCGAATATTGGGAATCTCTCGGCGGCACATGGGGCGGGCGTTTCTCCCGTCCTGATGGTAATCATTTCTCACTGGCGCATAACGGGGTGAAATGATGCCCAAGGCACGGATGCTCTATTTTTTCGTTGTGGTATTGGCGTTCGGTGCAGGTTGGCGCGTTAATCACTATTACCGTGACAGTCTGGAATTGAATATCACCCGGACGGCGACGGAAACCGGGGCAAAAATCCGGCAGGAACTGCACGCCATTTCCAGCGCCTCCGCCCGACAATTGGAAGAAAAACTGGAAGGGATCGCCCATGCCGCCCCAAGAGAAATTCGTACTGAAGTGGTTAAGCCTGTTTTTACTGCTGTGTGCGTTAGCCCTGAGTTTGTCAGGATGTACAACGAGACCGCCGACAGTATTGAGCGAACATTATCAGGAAAGCTTACTGACAAAATGTCAGGGCACATTACCGAAACTGACCGGAACGACCGGAAATAATCTGGCCAATGTATTAATTGATTACTCTGCCTTATATGGACATTGTGCCGCCCGGCATAATCAATTAGTGGATGAAATAAATAAACGAAAGGAAATAACCCATGAGCAAAGAAAATAAAATGATTACGTTAATTATCGGTGAAACAGAAATTAACTTTGAGCCGAATATGGTTGCCTATAACAGCATGATTAATGACATGGCAATGGATAATAAGATTGTGCCCATTGTTTCTTATTTACGTCGTATTGTACAGCCTGCGTCTAAAGCAGCACTGGATGAACTCTTGCTTATTCCCGGCGCAGCCATGCAGATTGTGGAAAAGGTCAATGCCGAATATGCGCCCAAACTGGATATTGAAATAAAAAACTAAATGCACGGGTTAAGGCGATTGAGAATAGTCTGTTTGAACACGCCTTAATATTACGCCGTCATTATTTACCGAATGAAAAAGATAATACGGAAAGTTTAGCCCGTGCTATTTGGCTGGATAATCGTTATTGGGAAAATACGCGCATTGCAACCGCCAATGGTATTGCCTTGGCCTTAAAGGGTGAATGATGGGACAGTTAGATTTTACGTTAAGTTTAATTGATAAACTGACACAACCGCTGGCAGGGGCAAAAGCGGCGGTGTCGGGATTTGCCCAATCCTCGCAAGGTGCATTTGAAAAATTGGCGGTCGGGGGCGCAGGGCTGGCCGCGTCGTTCTGGTCAATCAAGAGCTTTCTTGATCCGGCCATTGAGATGGATGATGCCCTGAAATCCGCCTCATTACAGGGCATTGATAGCGGTGTCATGGCGAAAGTCGCTAAAGACGCCATGACCTTTAGCTCACAGTATGGCAAATCGTCGGTTGAGTTTGTGCAGTCGGCATCGGAAATCAGCAAGGCGGTTAATGGGCTGTCACAAAGCGACTTGCCCCAGATGACCCAGATTGCTAACACGACCGCCGCCGCCCTGAAATCCAGTGCCAGTGATGCGGCCAGTTACATGGGAAAAATGTTTTCCCAGTTTTCCAGCCATGCAAATGCGGTCGGGCATCTCCAGTTTGCCGAAGAACTGGCAGGCAAGGCGGTTTATATGTCGAAGACCTTCGGCACGTCCATGACAGATATTGCCGATTTGATGGAGGGCACACGCGCCGCCGGAACCAACTTTGGTATCGGTATTGATGAACAATTGGCGGTATTGGGGGAACTCAACCGCTCGCTGGGCGGGGAAGCCAGTGGCGCGTATGAATCATTTATCACGAATGCGGAAGCCAGCGGGAAGAAACTGGGCTTAAGTTTTACCAATGCGTCCGGCCAGTTACTATCCATGCCGGCGATGTTGGAAAAGCTACAGGCCAAATACGGCAAAAGCATTGAGGGCAATTTGAAAGCCCAGGCGGAGATTGATGAGGCCTTCGGGGATTCCGCCGTGGTTATTAAACAGCTTTACGGTAATGTGGATGTGCTGCGCAAAAACATGACGGCACTCGGCGCGAACGATGGCATGAAACGTACCCAAGAGATGGCCGAACAAATGGCGAATCCGTGGGAACGGCTGGAAGCCATCTGGCAAAATATCCGTATTGCCGTGGGTTCAACTTTATTGCCCGTGATTAAGCCCTTAATCAACAAACTCGCCAATGCCAGTCAATTACTGGTGCGCTGGCTGAAACTGTTTCCCAATATTGCCCGCTGGATAGGGTATATCGCCCTCGGCCTTCTGAGCTTTGCCGCCGCAGGGGCGGTCGCCAATATCGTGATGGGGGTGTCTACATTTATCTGGCTGGGTCTTAAGGGGATTTGGGTCGCTTGTACGCTGGTCATGAAACTGTGGACGGCAGCAGTCTGGATTTGTAATGGTGCCATTATTGTCTGGAATACCACATTACGCGTGTTACGCGGGGTCTTACTGGCGGTCAGGATTGCGGCCTTTTTAGCGGGTATTTCGTTCAGTTTTATGACGTGGCCGATCTTGCTGATTATTGTGGCTATCGCGTTGCTGGCTATTGGCATTTATCTGCTTATCAAGCATTGGGACACCATCAAAGCGGCCATCATGGACACCACGGCCTTTAAGGTGGTTGCGGCCTATGTGAAATGGGTCGGCGGGATATTAAGCGCGGTCTGGGATTGGATTGCCGAGGGCTGGAATAACCTGTGCAACTGGTTCAGCAGCTTTTCACTGGCGGACACCTTTTCCGGCATGGTTGATGGCCTCAGTAATATCTTCGGCGGTTTATGGGATTGGCTGAAAGGATCGTTCAGCGATACCTATAACTGGATTGCCGATAAATTAAATTACCTTCCGGGTATCAATATTGAAACCCAAGCCATTGAAAAGACGGTGACTGAACCGATGGGAAAAGCGACAGCACCCACGGGGGGGATGGAGGAAAATACCCAGAAACTTATCGCCCAACCTCATGGCCTCTTGCAGGGACAACCTCAAGCGAGGATACAGCCTGTAAAAGCCATTAAACCGCCAGAAACGGAGGGCGTATTAACGGGCGGGAAAAAGCAGGGGATTGGCAAGCAGGGTCTGATGAAAGAAGTGACCACGAATTCACAGACCCTCACGGATAACAGTCGCCGCTTTGAAAATGTAACATTCAATGTCGCCAACGGCATGACGCCGGAACAATTAACGGAATGGGAGCATGTGGCTTATGGATGAGCCTAAATACATTGATTTATTGATCACCGAGGGCAGCTTCACGCTGAACTCAGGGAATGAGCCGCGATTTTGCCATAACCGCATTTCCATTGGTCAGGACTGTGTGCATGCCATTATGGAAAGCGGGCTGGCTACGGAGCTTGTTGCCGAACGCAGCCCGACACTGCGCGCGGATATTCGTACCCAGATAGAGATTCTGGTCGAAGACGACGACAGAATTATTCCGGGCACGGTCATCATTAACGAAGAAACGCCGACCCAGTTATGGATCACGGCGGAGACGTATGATTTTGGCCGCCTGAATGTGAGTGTGGGACATGGACACTAAACCGACGATTGATTACGAGAAAGTGCTGCGTGATAGCGGGATGCCGACCACGGAAACTGAAATCAGCGCCGCGTTCGCCAAGATCGTGGATGAAGCCGGACTGATTACCAACACGTCGCGGATGTCCCCCTTTTGGCGGCTGATTAACACGGTTGTGACGCGGCCTGTGTTATGGCTGAAAGAGGCGCTAATCAACGTGACGTTAAAAAATATGTATCTGGCGACCGCAACGGGGGCATGGCTGGATATGTTCGCATGGGGCGTCAACCTGAAACGCAAGCCTGCAACAGCGGCACAGGGGGTTATTCGCTTCTATAAGGCGGCGGGTGCATCGGCGGTGACGGTGCCTGCCGGAACGGTTATCCAGACTGAGCGCATTAATGGCGAAATCTACCGGGTCAGCACCACGGAAAGCGGGGTTATGGCGGAAGGCGTTACCCGTGCTTTACTTCCGGTAACCGCCGATGCTACAGGGGGCGCCTTTAATCTGGCTCCGGGCTATTTTCGCCTCCTGCCCGTGGCCGTGTCCGGTATTGAACGGGTACAAAATGAGGAAGGCTGGCTGTTAACGCCCGGCGCGGACGCTGAAAGTGATGATGATTTGCGCGACCGTTGCCGCAACCAATATAACTTGGTGGGGAATTATCACACGGACGCGGTTTATCGGGGGATGATTGCCACTGTTGCAGGCTTGAGCATTGACCGTATTTTCTTTCTGCATGACGCGCCCCGTGGTGCGGGAACCGCCAATGCGTATTTATTACTGGATTCGGGCGTCATCAGCCAGCCGTTTATTGAGGCGGTGAACGATTACATCACCAATCAGGGGCATCATGGGCACGGGGATGATATGCAATGTTTGCCGATGCCGGAAACCCATCATGCGCTGACCGTGACACTCTTTGTCGGGCACTTGGCGAACTACAGTCAGGAACAGATAGCCCGGCTGAAAACAGACGTGGGCAACCTTATTCGCTGTGCTTTTCGGGAAAATACTGATTATCCGGTGAAGAAAACATGGCCGTACTCGCGTTTTTCTTTTTCCAACTTGGGACGCGAGATACACCGCGAATTCAGCGAGATTGAATCTCTGACTTTTTCATTGGGTGACATCCTCAGTGAGTTGAGTGTGCCTCGGCTGCAATCGCTGTCGGTGGAGGTGAAGGATGTCTGAATTCAGGGAACGCCTGAAACGGCTGGCGCTGCCCTCATGGATGGATAAGGGGGAGCCTGCCAAGTTGCTCCGTGCGGCGCGGGCATTTTGGCTAAGTGTCTATGGCTGGCTGACATGGCCGTTGGCACAACTGGACGCGGAAACCTGTTCAGCGGCGCTCTTGTCGGTGCTGGCGTACCAGCGGGATATCCAGCGCTTTAACGGCGAACCGCTGCCGTTGTTTCGCAAGCGGGTGAAATACGCCTTTATCAATGCCAGAGACGCAGGCAGCATCGCGGGCTTTATTGCCATCTTTGAGCGTCTGGGCGTGGGCTATGTCGAATTGCTGGAGCGCCAGCCGGAGATAGACTGGGATGTGATTATCCTGCGGGTCAGCGACAGCCAGATAGCCGCCAACCCGGATTTGCTGATGAACATCATCCGTCAGTATGGCCGCACCTGCCGCCGCTACCGTTTTGAAGTGATTGCCAAAAATCAACTGCTGATGCGTGTGGGCAGCATGGGCGCAGAGTATGGCTGTTATTACGCGGCCATGCCGACACAGCCGCTTTTGTTGAGCGTGGGGCACATTTCGGGCGAATCTGTCTGTGACAATGCCCGCTTAAAGGAAAATAGCGCACCGAATGTGACCTACGGTGCTTCATTATAAGGAAATAGAAAGATGTCCTCAGTCATTACCTTGGACTTTGAACAATGGAAAGCGCAGCAGATCGCAGCGGGAAACCCTGTGGTGCTGGATGAATTTGTCTTTGCTTATGTGCCGGATTTAGATCCGTCTCAGGCTATTAACCGCGATGAAAAATTGCCTGCCGACAATCACATTGTACACCGTCAGGCCGTCAACAAAACCGGACTGGCCAGTGAGAACGCCGTCGCCTACAGCGTCACGCTGGGAACGGAAGTGGGGCACTTTGATTTTAACTGGATTGGTTTGCTCAATAAGGCTTCTGGTGTGATTGGTATGATCACCCATGCGCCAACCCAGAAGAAAATCAAAACCGCCAACGGCTTACAGGGCAATGTCCTGACCCGCTCTTTTTTACTGGAGTTTGAAGGGGCGGCCAAAGAGACCGCCATCACGACCACGGCGGAAACATGGCAGATTGATTTTACTGCACGGTTGACGGGCATTGACGAAATGCAACGCCTGATGAATACCGACAGTTACGGCGAAGCGGCGTTTTTTGATGAGGGTTTTGCCGTGGTGCGCCACGGTGAGCAGTACACAGTAAAAAAGGGGCTGGCCTATGTGGGCGGGCTGCGTGGGATTCTGGAGTTTGACCAGACGCTTAACAGTCAACGCAATACCCGTGTGTATGCCGATTTTAGCTATCAGGGGAATCTTGTCAGTCAGTGGAAAACCGTTGTGCAAATCACCGTCACCAATGATCTGCAAAACTACATTGATGCGGCAGGGTATCCGCATTATGTCTTTGCGGTTGCCAATATTGACGGTAACGGTGATGTGATGGATTTGCGTATCAAGGGGTCATTGAATGCCCGTGATATTGCCGACATTCAGAAAGCGCTTGGCGGGGTTAAACAGGCATTGGAACACGGCCTGAATGAAACACAACCGAAAGGCGATTATGCGACCAGACCGGAAGTTAAAGAAGGTCTGGAGGAGAAGCAACCGAGGGGAGACTATGCCACTAATACCGCATTGAATGCGGTTAATGAAAATGCCAGCAACCGTCTTGAAAAAAGCAAGAACGGCGCAGACGTTCCTGATAAGGACTTATTTAATCGTAATATTGGTTCATGCCGGGCGTTTAGCAGTGGTATTTCGATAGGTGGCGGGGGTTTCTGGACAACTGATGAGTTTATTAAATGGCTGAAACATCAAGGCGCGTTTGATAATCCCTATTGGATGTGTAAGGGGATGTGGTCATATGCAGACAATAGAATTATCAATGATACTGGCTGTGGTGCCATTCATCTGGCGGGATCGGTTGTGGAAGTGATGGGGTATGAAGGTGCAATAACAATCCGTGTGACCACACCGACTACATCAGTGGAAGGTGGGACGGAAAGTGCGCAATTTATTTACATTAATCATGATAGCACGGTGTCCTATCGCCCGGGTTGGAGAAGGGATTACAACACGGTAAATAAACCCACCGCTTATGATGTCGGGGCGTACTCTAGGGACGAATCAGATAACAAATACTTGCCTAGGTATAGTCAGCTTACCGCAGAAGTGGGGTTACTTGGCATCAACAGAGGTAACGACTGGCCGGGATTGATGTTCATCGCTCAAAACGGACACCGTATAGGGATAGAAGGCAGTTTAGGAAAAATTTTGACTATCTGGTCGAATGATGCAGAAGGCAATCGGCGCTACAACTTGCAGACCCCGGAAAAAAGCGGTGTTCTGGCTACAGTAGATGACGTGAACAATGCCAATAATATTCCCGTTGGCGTGCCGTTACCTTGGCCGCATGCCAACCCGCCCGCAGGCTACCTTGAATGTAAGGGGCAGTATTTTGAAAGATCCCAATGCCCTAAATTGGCAGATGCTTATCCGTCCTGTCAGTTACCCGATCTGCGGGGTGAGTTTATTCGCGGCTTGGATAATACCCGTGGTATTGATCCCGGACGAGGGGCATTATCGTGGCAAAACCAACAGGTTCAGTATCATTCTCATTTAGGAGGGCATGGTGGGCGCGCAGGCGGGAGTTTTGGCAGCACGACACAATGGGAATATGCGGGGTCATATAACGATGATACAAAACAACCCTTGCCAATAACGAATAACGGCAGTGATTTTGACGGTTTTACAAATAACGGTGCAGTAGGCACTGAAACCCGTCCCCGTAACGTCGCCTTTTTATATATTGTGAGAGCAGCATAATGAAATATACAACAAATATTAAAACAACAGAATTTAATGAAAATGGTTTCGCAACCGCTAATGGTTGGGTCAAGGTTTATCGCGCAAATACTGAAACAGGTGAATACATCTGTGCAGATATGGAGCGCACGGTTATTGGTGTGAGTTTGTCTGCGGGAGCATATTTGGATGAGCCTGAATTACCGAAATCAGAGGATATTGCCATTTGTCGCCATCGTGATGGTCAGTTATGGCTACATGTACCGGATTATCGCGGAAAAACGGCTTACCACATCTCGACCAGAGAGCCGAGGGTGATACAGCAACTTGGGCAGTTACCCCCGGAATTAACCCTTCTGAAACCCAAAACTGAGTTTGATGTCTGGAATGGAAGAAAATGGTTAACCGATATTGTGGCTCAAAAAGCCAAGAAAATGGAGTTAGCGGAAACAAAACGCGCCCAATTACGCCAACAGGCGGAAGCTAAGATCACGCCATTGCAATACGCGGTAGAGATGGCATTGGCTACCGAGGATGAAAAACGGGTATTAATTGACTGGAAAAAATATCTGGTCGCCTTGAGCCGCCTTGATATCTCGGCGATAACAGATATTACATGGCCGGAAAAGCCGAATGTGGCAGCGTAAAACCCTGCAACTTTCCCCGAACCTATCGGGGATATCGGCTGCTATCGTGCCCGTACACCCGTTTATTTATGGTATCGGACAACAGGCAGACAGTGGCAGTTACTTAAGTCCGGCCAACGCCCTTCATTACCTGTCCAATAAGCTGATGGGGGCTGAGAACCTGAACGCCGTTGTTCTGATGATCTGCGCCAAGACCCACGATGAATTTATGCAGAATTTAATGCAATTTTCATCAGTGTTGCCGCTGCCGGTCTTTGCCCAAGTCACGCGCATGGCAAAAACCGCAGACAGTCTGGCAACAACAAAAATGCAACTGCCGGGCAAACAGGGCGGCGGTTTACCGCTGCCTCAACCGCTGTCAACATCGACCAGCCGCTTGGCCGTCAATGCACAATTAATAGAGCAGGCCAAGGCACAGGCCAGCGTGGGCAGCAGCTTGGCAGGATTGAAATCACAGTTAAGCGGATTTGCCACGGCAAGACAGAACGCCTTGCAACACGTGACGGATGCCTTAAACGGGATCAAGGATAAATCAGCCAGCGTCTGGACGTTCTCCGGGAAAGGCAACGGCGCATTGTTGGCCGAAAAGATGCGCAAGGATATCCCCGAACCCGATGCCGTTTACACGCTGGCGACACTGTTTGTCGGGGACGACATCAGCCCATTAGAAAGGATGCTATCGCATGAGCCAGATTATCACCCTCGCCCTTGATGGCGAGGCTATCCCGTTAAAAAGCCTGACCGTCACCCCTTCCATGATGTTTCAGGATGCTGACCAAAGCGGCCAGTCATCCAGCACGGCGGTGGCAGAGCAGGGCATTAAACCGAAAGAATTGCGCATCACGGGCATTATTCCTTTTACCGAACAGAAGACCTTTGCCCGGCTGTTTGCTCTGGCTGAAGCCAAAGAGAACGGCAACCTGAAACGCTACCGTGTCGCCAACCTGACCGCACAGGCCATCAACTTTCGCATCGGGACGTTCACCAGTACCCTTGATGCCAGCAAGGTTGACGGGAAACAGGCCTGGCAAGTCACGTTTACCTTGCGGGAACATTTGTCAGTGTCGGAAAAACGCGATGCCCGCGCAGTCGGCACTATTCAGGCCAAGAAACAGACAAGGCAGGGAGCCGGAGCCGCCAAGGAAGAACCCGAACAGTTAAGCTGGTTTGAGCGTGAGGTCTTAAAGCCGATTAATGACAAAATAGGGGCAGCCGATGAAACCCCTTAACCGATTGTCGTTATCCGGTGATGAAGTTCATTTGGTCGATGCCAATCTCATGCTGGAACTGTCATCCTGTGGCCGGGGGTTTATCACGGCAGAGACGGGCACCGATTACACCGGAAAACTGGTGCGGCTGGATGTCGGTTACACCGATTTAATATTACGCTGGTTTACGGGCTATGTGGAGCGCTCGCAGCCTGCCCAGAACGGCTATCAACGCCTGTTTGTGCGTGAGCTGGTCGGCGTGTTTGACCGATTGTGGCCATGCTCTTTTCAGCATCCGACCCTGCGCCAGATGACGGACTGGTTGCAGGCGCACAGCGGGCTGACGTTCACCTTACCGGAGGCGCCTTATACGGATAAGCCTGTCCCGCATTACACGCATAATGGCACGGGCTATCAGCTATTGGCGAGTCTGGGACAGATCTTTTCCATTGAGGACTATATCTGGCATCAGTTGCCGGATGGGTCGGTTTATCTGGGGAGCTGGGCGCATTCGATGTTTGCCGGAAAGCCCGTCAAGATCCCGAATGAATTCAGCCAACATCAGTCCGCAGGCAATACCATGACCCTGCCCATGATCCAATCCCTGCGCCCCGGCGTGGTGGTCAATCAGCAGCGGCTGAACAAGGTCAACCTGAACAATGAAAACATGGTGATCACATGGGAAGCCATCAACAAACTGACAGGCCAGCCGGAAAGCAAAACGCCGATGCAACGCCAGATTGATGCCGCTTATCCCGAATTATCGGCCGGGCTGCATTTGCCCCAATTCGCCCGTATTGAAGCACACACCGAAAACACGATCAGCGGCGATATCTCCGATCCCTTCCGGCCTCGCTATGCCGTTGATGTGCAATTGCTGGATGATAACGGAAGAGACGCCGCCGCCCCGGTTTACCGTGCCGTTCCGCTGCCCCTGCCGATGGCGGGCGGTGAGTCGGGCATGTTTCAGTATCCGCCTATCGGTACGCGGGTTGAGATTGCTTTCGAAGGTGGACGGCCGGACAAGCCGTTTATCCGTCAAACGTTGAGTCAGGGCAATACCCTGCCGGATATCAAGCCCGGTGAACAATTGCAGCAACAGCGGGCGGAAGTCTCGCAGCGCGTCACGCAAGAGGGGAGCTGGATTAGGCAGACTGACCAGACCATTAATGAGTCGTCGATGCATCGCGAAGTACGGGCAGACACGGAGACGCGGACTATCGTTGCACGGGAAACCACGGTACAGGCCACGGATAAAACCACGGTCTTGGGAACGTCTACCCTACTGGCCGGGACTATCCAGCAGGTTGCAGACGGCGATTACAGTCTGGCGACTTCATCAAATTTCGTCGCTAGTGTGGGGAAAGAGGTCAATATTGAGGTCGGGCAAAAACTGATAGAGAAAATCGGCCTGCTTAAGCAGAGCATCGCCGGAGCCAAGCAAGAGATTATTGCGCCCGTAGTTTGGTTGGGCAGCCAGCAAATTAACGTCATGGCATTGATGTTAGAGACGCTGGATGTGGTTAAGGAGCTGGCCGAACTGACTGCCGCGCATACCCATCACAACACAGGCACACCGGAGAACGCCAGCGCGATAAGGAACACGGCTGATAAATCGGATGGGCTGAAACAGAAGTATTCGCCTGTGATTGGGTGAGGTTTTTACGCTATACCAAGATTGATATTTTATGCAGAGGCATTAGACTGATGATGTTGGCTTAGAGATGTCGCGCTATCGTCGAGGCTACCAATCTCGTAAATAGCACAGCGAAAGACGAACTCATCAAAAGTAAAAACAAAAAACCAGCCTCACCAGTTGATTTTTTTGTCGTAGTCAAAGTAACCCTGCTTCGGCGGGGTTTATTTTTATCTGCGCCTTTAAAAGTAAACAAAAAAGTTGACATGGTAAGCATTAATGTTTACTATAATCACATGTTCAACAGAATGGAGGAGTGGTGAAGCAAAGCGAGTTTAGACGGTGGCTGGAAGCTCAAGGCGTCGAAGTTTCAAACGGGACAAACCATTTGAAGCTGAAATATCAGGGGAAACGAAGCATTATGCCAAGGCACCCCAGCCAAGAGATCAAAGAACCACTGAGGAAAGCAATCATTAAGCAATTAGGATTGTAATAAAAACCAGCCTCGCAAGGGGCTGGTTCTCGCAATGGGTTCACCATTAAAAATATGCGATATCCAATCACACTAGAGCCAGTAGAAGAGGGCGGTTATTTTGTCTCGTTCCCGGATATCCCCGAAGCCTTAACGCAAGGGGATACACGGGAAGAAGCGCTAGAGATGGCACTTGATGCACTAATAACATCCTTTGAATTTTATTTCGAAGACAATGAGAAAATCCCGCTTCCTCGCTCCGTAGGGCAAGATGATGATTATGTCGATGTGCCCTTAAGCGTGGCCTCTAAAGTACTCATGCTCAATGCGTTTGTTGATTCTAAGTTAACGCAAACTGAGCTGGCCAGCCGTATGGGGGTGAAAAAGCAGGAAGTGACACGCATCTTTGACTTACGGCATTCAACCAAGATTGATACGGTTGGTAAGGTCGCGACGGCTATCGGACATCAATTAACGGTGTCCATTGAATAAAAATCACCATCAATCAACAGGCTGCGTTAATACGTAGCCTTGTTGATGTTTTCTGCCTGAAGTATTAGAGTAACTCTGTTAGTTGAAGAGTATCGCGCTACCATTGAGGCGACCAGCCTCAAATGTAGTTCAGGCCATCGGGTTAATTCTCCGATGGCCTTTAATATTTGTGGCGCTTGGCTAATCTTCTCGACCTTCAATTTATGCCCCTCTATAAAACGCAGCCAGATGTACACAGCGCTGTTATCAATAAAGTCTACTCATGCCCGTGGTTAATTTGGATCACGTCTCTGTATCGTGCTCACGCTGCACAATCCCCACGAAATAAACGTAAACCCGACGTAAAACGCACTACACCGCACCCGCCTGCACGTTTTGGATCAAAAAATTATTTCAGTTTTAAAATCTGACAAAGGGAACCGCCAGAGCGCACCAGCACAGGCGGTGTGAGAGAAACCGCAAATTGAAATGGGTGAAAAGATTTTCAGGGAATTACAGTTTTTGGATCAAAAGAGGATCGCGGAGAAAATCATAATACAATGATAATAAAAGGAAAATTATATTTTACGTGGGAAGTAAGATCACGAGGAGAAGCCGCGCTAAATCATGGAACGAAGACAGAACGCGGCTTGAGACTAACTATTGAACTGAAATTTATAGTCTTCCTTGCTTAACACTTACATCCAGTACTGTTTGCGTTTTTAAGTTCATTGTACAATTATAAATCATTGGGACTTTCGCATTAAAGCCATTAGTGAATTTAACTTTATCCCCGATGAAGGTCATTTGGTTGTTTTTTGCATCGAGTCGAGCATGTGAGAACATTGGCGTTAAGATTCCGTCCTCCCATTCATAATCATATTTAGATAGCTTCTGTATTGGAATTCTGCACTGCATTGCAGCTTCTGGCCAATTTTGATCAAAGAGGCACTGAGTATCAGTTGGTGCGCAAGTTTTAGTAGCTGATACTGTTTTAGTGTCATTGGTTTCATCATCTCCTGAAAAGTAAAACCAAATCCCTCCTATGATAAGAAATAGGACAATAAAGCCACCCAACTTTTCTTTGGCTCCCACTCCGGGATCTTTAACCCCACAGTGTGGACATGTTTTCGCTGATGCAGAAACCTCTTTCCCACATTCTTTACATTTTTTTAGTGCCAT